TATCTACCTCATGAACGCGATGCTCGTCGTAATGGCGTTCCTGTTATGGGCAAGGGAGCTGTGTTTCAAATTAGAAACTGGCCCACTTATAAAACTGGTGATTATGACTTCCGTAATACTAGCGGCATTTATAGGCTTATTGCTCTTGACCTAGGACTTGTCAATGACAAGACAGTGTTGAGCCTAATCTACTGGATGCCTAACGAACAAGAAGCATGGCTGGATAAGCAAATAGTGGTCAAAGGCACAGAAGAAGCCAACCCCATCAATTATGTGCAGCATCTCATGCGTCCAGAAGTGTTTGGCACTCCTATTGTGCTGCCTCCAGATGCGGGCACTGTGGGACGCTACACCATGAGCGCACTCAGCATTAGACAACTGTTTGAACAATACGAACTCAATGTGTATCCAGAGCCCATACACAATCCCGCAGATGAACAAGGACGTGTCACAAACCACAAGAGCTTTGGTATAAACATGATGCGCCAAATGATGGAGTTGGGCACATTCCATATCAATGAAAATTGTGTAGAATTCCTGCGTGAATGCCAAAACTACTACGTAGATGACAAAGGACGCTTTAGCGATCCTGATGACTGCATTGACTCAGCACGTTATGCCCTACTTGGATGCCTAAATGGCTGGGCAGAACCCTGGGATAGTCGCAGTCCCCAACAGCGTTTTAGAGACGCTGCTCATAACTTGCGTGTGCGTCAAGCACAACAAGCAGCCATAGAACGCCCACCTTGGAAGCGTGTGTACAGCGCGGATGAATAGTCACTAAATACTATATTGTAAAAGGTAATCTCAGAATGCTTAACCTAAAGAATGTTGTTGTAAGCAACTTAAACACAAACAGCGGCAGTCTCGCTCGTTTTGTAAAAATGAAGAGTTTGTTGGACCAAAAATGTGCGGCCAACTTGCGCTTATTAGCAACAAAGAACAACATCAACAGAACCAGCGATTATCACTATTTGGTTCTGGCCATGACACAGTCAACAGAACCAGTTAATGGCATTGACTATATCCATCCCACAGTAAAACCCGTAGTTGATTACAGCAGTGCAGTCATTGTCAAAGGACTTGCACAAAATGGTGAGATCAATTTTGAATTTGTAGCGGACAATGAAGATGACGAGGCAGCAGCACGTCAAGCCACAGAAATGGTTCACAAGATTATTAACCAAAACAATGATCCTCACTTTATTCTACAACACTGGACCATGGATGCTTGCCTACACAAAAACGGCGAGATGTTGATTGCTCCCATGCGCGAGCAGGTTGTTCGTTATGTAACCACAAGCGGTACAGAAGACCAACTAAAAGCATTTGAACAACAAGCAGAAGAATCAGGCCTAAAAGTAAAACGCAACAGTCGTCGTAAAAAAGGTGTTGACCTAGCCAAGGTAGCAGCAGAAACACAACAGTTTCTACACGCCGCAGATGACAAGCAGGCACAACAACTAATTCAAGAGCGTATTGACCGCAGTAAGGCCATTGCTGGTGGTGATTTTGAGGAACAGCCATTTGAAGATCACACAGACGAAAACAATGTACAACTACAAGAAGGCGAAGACGCCCTAAGCGAAGCTATTGCTCGTAACACCATTTATGATGCAGAGTATAAGCTGACTGGTTACACAGTGAACGTCAAGTTCCGTCCTATAGCGCAACACTATTGGATGTGTGACCCCACTGTGATAGAAATTCAAGAGCAACCTTTCTGCGGTTTCTACAAACCAATGAGTATTCAAGAAGCAACTGAGTTGTATCCAGACATTGATCTAGAGGAGTTCAAGATCTATGCGGAATACTCAAACGTGGGCAGCTATCAGGCTGGTAGCTTGCTCAACAATTTGGCCATCCATGCTCGTGATAGCGTGCCTATTAATGGATTGCCAGCACAAGGCTATGCAGCACAAGAACCAGAAGCACGTCAAGTTACTGTGCTTACTGTTTGGAACCGCTACGATATTGACGGCGACGGCGAGTTGGAACTTGTTGAATTGATCTATAGTGGTCAGTATGTTATCAGCGCACGTGAAGTAGAATTTATTCCTGTGGCCAACATGGTACCAAAACCACTGCCACAAAACTTCTATGGTATGAGTATTGCTGAATCTGTGACTCCAATGCAAGAGTACATGACATCAGGATATCGCGCAGAACTAATGATGGGCTTGCTACAGTCAACTCCACGTATTGGTGTCAAGCCAGATCGTGTGGACTTTGAAATGATTCAAGACGGTGAAGCTGCTATCTTTATTTTGGACAGCAAGTTTGATCCTACCAAAGACATCTACGCATTGCCAACACCACAAGGTAATCCAACGTTTATGGACAATACACTGCAACGTATGCAGCAAGACCAAATGGCCATGGTGGGCATGACCACGCCACAAGACGTATTCAATCCAGAAGTTATGGATCCAGGTAATTCAGGTGCCAAACTAAACTTGGCTCTAAGTCCAAACCAAATTATTCAAGACAACACAGTTAAAAATTGTGCTGAAGGCTTGAAGGATGCCATTTGGTTAATTTGGCGTACACTGGTTGCACATGCAGATGATTGGGGTGTGCGTAAACTGGCACAAGAGTTCCACCCAGAAGGCAAACCCGTTTTTATGGATGGTGAACGCTTTGAAAACTATGACTTCAATGAACGTAAAACAATTCACATTGATTTAGCCATGGGCATGAACAGTGAAGAAAACAGTTTGCAACGTATACAGTTGATCAAACAGGCACAAACACAATTCAACGCTGAACTACAACAAATGATTGTCAATGGTATTGATGATCCTACACTGTTTAAGAAAATACGCAAGCCATACGAAGACATGTTGTATGCACTCAGTGTCAAAGAAGCAGATGTGTATCTTGTCACGTTGGAAGAAGCCGCTAAAATGGCACAACAAGCAGCACAGAAAGCACAAGCAGCAGCAGAAGCAGCCAAAGCCAATCCGCCAGCAGCTGAACTCAAAGACAAAGCCAGCGCAGCATTGGATCAAGCCAAGACACAACAAGTCATGGCTGATGTCAGCGGCGCAAGTGCCAAGATGCAATTGGATGGAGTCAGTCTTATTGGTGAACACAAAGCCAGAGCATTTTGAACATAAATAACTTTACTGTATTAAGGTAATGTATGTTAATCAATGATGACGTCATTGATGCGTTTAATAAACGTGTCAATGTAGACCCCAATAATATTAAGAAAATGACGCCAAGCCAATTGGATCGCGTCAAAGAAGTAGGAACACAAGCAGAGAACCTGTTGCGTAACAGAGACTTTGCTTACTTTATACACATATTCAAGTTTGAACGCATGGAAGTGCTTGCTGAGATCAGTAATCACACAGCAGACAGCAACGCAGAGCGGATAGCACTAGGCAATCAGCTGGCGGGAATAGATGAATTTATTAAATCGCTCAAAAGAGCGGTGTATTACAAGAATCGCGTGGTAAGTCAACAGACAGGCCAAATGGCTACTGAAGACCCCAACGCTTAACTAAGGAGAAACAATGGAGAACATTGTAACTGACACACCTAATCTCCAACCAGAGACGGTCCCTGTCAAAGAAGCCAGTGTTGGACTGGATGTAATAGCTGCAAAGATGGCCGCAATGCGTAACCAAGCGGCAGCTACCATACAACCTGGGACGGGTACTACTGCTGAGGCAAAGGCAGAAGCCCCCGTGGCACCACAAGGAGCAGCAGTCAGAGAAGAAACACCTGACAGCGATGCCAATTTGATTGAGCCAGAAGTTGCAGAGCCAGAAGCAGAGTATGATGCAGGCAGCATTGATGAAGGAGACGCCCCAGATCAAGACGATCAGGTAAGCCAACCAGATTCAACCCAAGCAGAAGTTATTGATTTCTTAGAGTTCGCTGAGAATCACCCAGACGCTAAATTCAAATTTATGCGTAATGGTAAAGAAATTGAAATTGATGCAAAGAAAGCAGCCGCCATATTGGGCCAAGGAGCCGCAATTAGCGAAGAAGCAAGACAACTTAAGGTCCAGAAAGCAGAGTTTGATGAATATCTTCAAACTAAGAAAGCTGAAACTGATGGTCTTATGTTGGCAATGGAATTTACAGTTCGTCCTCAGCTGCAAAAGGCTTATGACGAAATTATTAAGGTACAACAATACCAAAATGTGTTTAAGCAACAACTAGCAAGAACTCAAGATCCTGTACAACAGGCTCAGATTCAAGCTAACATGCAACAGAATGAAGCCTACCTACAACGTATGGCCCAAACTGTCAATACTCTTAAACCCAATGTGGATCAGTTTTACCAAATGCGTAGTAATCAAGTTCGCGAAGTGCTTGATAATAACCGCAAGTCATTCCAAGATAAGGAATTACGAAATGCGGCCATTTATGAAGAAGTTCGTGAAAAAGTTGCCAAGGGTTGGCAAGGCGCCAAAACACAAATTGTGCCAGGCGTTGATAACATAGACCTAGTTGCAAGTGATGAGCACATCTTATCCTTGTTGCGTGATGGACTTAAGTATCGCGACAGACCCAAAGCAAAAGCAGCTGGCGGAAGCATTGCTGCATTGACCACACGCAATACACGTAGTTCCGTGCCAAGTGGACGTCAACAAGATCAAGTGTCTAGCCTTCGTGAAAAAGCCAGGGGCGGCGATAAAAAAGCCGCAGACAATTTACTTGTAGCCCAATTAAGTGCATTAAGATCCGCACGTGGCACAAGAAGATAACGCCAATATAAAATAGGAGAATATTATGGCAGCACAAGGTTATAACTCAACCGCAGTCATTGGCAATGGTACCTCAGGCTATCAAACTGACATCGTTGTTAAAGACTTAGACTTAGACGTAAGCAACCGCGTTAAGGATGACACACCTGT